TGTGTCAGCTTTTCCGCAAGGTCTGACGGCGACGCCGCCCTGACAACATCATAATGTTTAATCGACATCGAATTTCTCCCGTGTACAGGAGCAGAGTTAAAAAGCCGGAACCGGAATCAAATTACAGGATGGCCATCTGCCAGTGGCAGGTCATAAAAAAAAGGCCGCGCCATGCGCAGCCAGAACTCACAAGGAAAATGATAGAAGGAAATAACATTAGTGATGTACGCATGGCGCCTCCCGCTAAGTTCTGCAATGATCAAACAGAACTCGCTACGTGCCCTTAAAACTCGATCATTTAGCCCCTCCAAGGAGGATTCACCATGCGGTTGATTTTTTAATAAACAGTAAACAAAAAAGTCAAGGATTATTCATTCTGTTTTTTCATCATCGGCCACAGCAATACCACAATGCCGCAGACCAGAGCGCCATCAGTCAGTACCAACATTATCCTGCTGGTGAAATCCATCATCACCATCACTAAAAGCAGGATCACAACAGCAAGCAGACACAGTTTATAAAACAATGTTCAGAAAACGCATTCAGCATGCCTAAGGTTCTATTCCTACGAATAGCCAACTTGCAACTTAAAATATTATTTATGCAGCCAATTAAATTCTGGTCCTTACAATATCAACCTGAAGATTCTTATCTTGTGCTGATTGATAAATGACAAACCTTTTACTACCTGCATTGAAAGAAGTAGACAAAACCAGACAATTATCATAACGAGCAAGAACATAATACCAACCATCATTATAATTAATCATTTCATATTCTTTCTTAAACTGTGGTTTGTAATATCCTGTCAGAAATGAAAAAAGCCAGAAATATGCCACAAAAGCAATCATCACAATCTCAAAAAAATGTTTTTTTATAAATGGCTTATCATAGAAGCATGATACCGATAAAAATCGCCCATAAGATCTTATCGAAATTGTAACCGCCAGCGCAATCGCTGCTGACAGTAGCAAAAGAGGTACCTGAATCTTCTGTCTCAATATAGAAAACTCAATAATTGCCGGCACAAACAATAATTCCACAGCAAAATAAAGGCGAAATACATTTAGCTCTTGCATAGAATGTTTTCTTTTCACTGCGAAAAAGAATACAACACCAATACCCCAACCGATAAGAAATATAGCAATGACGATAACTGCAAAAAATAAACTTCTGGCAACATCATCAACACCTGCACCTACAATCCACCATGGGAAGCCGTAGTAAAAAGAAGTACCCCATCCATAGAAATAAGCACTCCCCCATCCAAGGCATCCCATGTAGGCAATAAAAAGTGAAGAACTCCTGAGCAGCGCACCATCCTTCATAACCACCCCAATACAAGATGATAACATTGGCTTACAACTCATAACAAAAGCAATTCAATGCCGTCAAGAGGTTACAGGCTAAAAAAACTCTATTACATTGCAGTCAGCATGTTTACTACACAAATACAATTCAGAGCATAAAAACTACTCGGCGGCAGGTTATTGAGACTCATCAATGACATGTAAAAAACGCCCATTATTGATGTCAAGTTTCCCCAAAGTTATTCAAAAAGTCAATATTATGCCGTTAATATGTTGCCATCCGTGGCAATCATGGCGCTAACGTGTGATCGCATTCAAAATGTTGTCTGCGATTGACTCTTCCTTGTGGCATTGCACAACCAGAGCGTCATACAGCGGCTTAACAGTGCGTGACCAGGTGGGTTGGGTAAGGTTTGGGATTAGCATCGTCACAGCGCGATATGCGGCGCTTGCTGGCATTCTTGAATAACCGACGCCTTTACATCTTCCGCACTCTTTCTCAGCAACTATCCCCCACTGCTCTGTTTTGGCTATATCAACCGCACGGCCTGTACCGTGGCAATCTCTGCATCTTGCGCCCGGCGTAGCAGCACTACGGCAATAATCCGCATAAGCGAATGTTGCGAGCACTTGCAGTACCTTTGCCTTAGTATTTCCTTCGAGCTTTGCCACACCACGGTATTTCCCCGATACCTTGTGTGCAAATTGCATCAGATAGTTGATAGCCTTTTGTTTGTCGTTCTGGCTGAGTTCATGCTTACCGCAGAATGCAGCCATTCCGAATCCGGCTTGTGATTGCGCCATCCCCATAGCAGCCATCACATCAGTACCGGAAAGAGAGTCAGAAGCCGTAGCCCGTGGTGAGTCGCTCATCATCGGGCTTTTTGGCGAATGAAATTTAGCTACGCTTTCGAGTCTCATCGTCTTCCCTTTTTGCCTGGCGTTACCATCAGGACGCCGTTAACTATTACGTGACGCTCACCTTTGCTGTCTCGGTTGTACTTGAGCACTGTTCCTCTTGCGCAGGAAAGTATCCTTGCCACTTCGGTCTGATTACCTCGTGTCTGGATAAGAAGCTCTGGTATCGTTTGAATTGTGGCGTTCATACGTTCTCCAGTTCGGTGATTTTTATTCCAAGCCGTCCGCCTGGTACTTTCACACCACGAATTACGCGAATGTCATCGAATTGCTCGTCGTCTTCCGCAAATCCGGCGTGGATAAGGGAGTCGAGTAAACCTTTCAGGATGTTATCGAGGTCGCGGCGGCGGGAGTCTGGAACGTCTGCTATGACTTTGATGCGGAGTCGTGATTTGGTGAAAATATCTAACTTGAGTTGGTGGATGATTTGCTGAACGTCTTTTCGGTATTTCTGGCCTTTATCGCTGATGTAGTATTGGCTTCCCCGTCTTCGCCAGTAGGTATTCACCGACGGCGGGTATGGAAGCACAAACTGATATTCGTTCATGACTTAATCTTCCCCTCCTTCAGCAGTATCGCCTGCGTCCTGATTACGCCTTCGAGGTGGTAAAGTCTGGCGTCTTTGTTGTCGAGATTATGGGTGCGTCTGTCGATTTCATCGTGACACGCGCTACAAGCCCATGCGCCGATCAGGTCTTCAGGCTTCATTCCAGTTCCGCAAATTCCAGCCATCCGGTAATGTGCCAGAACTGTAGTTTCAGGATTGCCATTGCATATGCCGTAAATACGAACCTGGCATTCTCTGCCGCGTGCTTCTTTGCGTAGGTTAGCCATTAAGCAGCCTCCCCTGTTACTTTCAGCATTCCGTTATCGAGCAGCTTTCTGGTCAGCCACTGTTGACCACGCCCGGTGATTTTTGTGGTGAACGATATCTGTATTCCGTGATTTGTGTTGACCGCTGTTTCTTTCACTGTGAAATAGCCGCGCTCCATATATTCCTGCATTGGCACATTTCGCCGGGAACCTGAAGCAATAAGGATTTTGTGATCACGCATCCACGCAAACAGTTTGTTTGGACCAATACCAACAACCTTTGCATAGTTTCCAATCAAAATTCCGCTGGCCTCGCCAACGCGATCGGCAAACTCAACTTTAGGTGCGGCAATTGCGAGCTGGTTTTCTAGTTGCATTTTCTGCTCAGCAAGATCAGCAGCAAGGCGTAACGCTTCTGGTAGCGTTTTTGGGATATTAACCGCAGCTTCTTCAAGCTCTCGCCAACGGTCAACAAGACGAGCGGTGAATTCCGGCGACAACTGGGCAACGACAATAATGCTGTCGCGCTTACCTTGTTCTCCTTCGAAGATGTAATAGCTTACCGGTCGGCCTGCGGTGGGCTTCTCCCCCATTGGGGGAAAAGCTATTACACCTCGTCCCGCCAGTCGTTCAATAGATTGTTTCACCTTGTCATGACGACTTCCCACCAACTCAGCGATTTCAATGCTGGTCATTTTGATGGCGTTGCTATTTATCAGCTCATTCATTGTCATGTCCTCTCATATTGAAAATTCAGCAATAAAAAACCCAGCCGAAGCTGGGTTTGTTAAGTTGTCAATGGTCAGTAGTAATGCAGTGAAGGAGGTAAACTTACGCTGAAGGATTTGTACAAAAAAACCACCTGAAGGTGGGTTACTGTTACTTGTCTGAATCATCCAGTTCGTCTGTTTTCACATCCTCAAACCTTGGATGCAGGCGATTCATTTTTGCAATAAAATCTGAATAGTCGTTAGATAGCTTCATAATCGTAACGGTTGATGACAGATGCTCTCTTAATTTTTGATATCCAATATTTGGCGTCAGCCCCTGAAACAACTTTGTACCTTTTGAGGCCTTTACGTTCTGCTTTTTAAGCTCCTCAAGGATGTTTGGTGCCAATCTCTTGTAGACGATATCATTTGTCAAAACGCCAAAATACTGAGGCCGGAAGCGGGGATTTTCCGGCGGGTATTCTAAGCCCCTTAACCTGAAAAGCTCTTCATAATAATCAGCAGGAAATGTTGTAATATAAGGTTGAATTTCCTTTGCGACAAAGGCCTCGAGTATTTTGGCGAGCGCATCTTTTTCTCTATCTCGCTGGTACCCCGTCGCTTCATCAACAAGCGCTATTATTCCGACTTTAGCTAATGAGCGCACCAGAATTTCAGCTTTCTTGGCTGTCTCTAACTGGTTTGGCCTGGTGATAGCGCCTGCCTCTCTTGCCTTTAAATAAACATCGCAGACAAGAGGTATTATGGATGCGTCATAACCTTCCTGGACGGAGCCAGTAATCGTCTTGTATTTGACCTTATTGATCACACCCATAACATCTTGATTTATATATTTTTTAAGGTTTGCAGCATCCATAAAAGCGGGCATATTGATCACCCCCTCTTCTTGAGGTGCTCTACCCCCTCTTTGTGGTCGGCCAAATGCTTTAAAAACAGAAGCTTGTGATATGATACGCCGTCCATTTTCGAGAACCGCGACATCTAATTCCGCATCACCGATCTTTAACTTTCCCTCATTCGCAGATACGGGCAATAAAGCTTTTTCTTTTTTTGCGGCAACAGCCTTTCTTGAGGATTCTTTTCTTTGCTCTGCTGTCATTTTTGCCGCGCGTGCCTTACCGCCTTTGGCCTTCCCACTAACATCATCATTTTTCATGAGCATATCTCGTGTTGTGATTGATAAGTCAATCATACACATGCACGTTGTAACGTGCAATATTTAAATATGCACGTAAATTGCGAATCAGATAATGAGGAGACTTTCTCCCCCTTGCACTGACATCATGGTATTCTGCTCAAAACTAAATTTCTGGAGCGTTTCGTTGGAAGGTATTTGCAGTTTTCGCAGATTATGTCGGTGATGCTTCGTCGCTGTCGTCTCATTCGTACCTCCTGTCGGTAAATCTGACACCCTGACCAATAGCCCAGGCTGTTGTGTACTCGATCAGACTTGCCATACGCTTCACGCTCATCTGCGCGCTGCTTTCGCGAATGTTGACGTATTCGCCTTCAAGCCCGGGCAAAACATCAGCTTCCTGCTTTGTTGCCACTGCATGACCGCTAATCAACAAAACCTTCCATTGTTCTGGTTTTAACCACTTATCGCACCATTGAACCTGACGTGCGATATCCGCCAGCATCGCGTGAAATTTTGCGTTCTGGTCAAGGTTGCGCTTGTAGTCAGTAATGCGGATGGTGACTGGCTTGTCTTTATCGAGAGGAGTTGCGAGGATGGCGTTGATTGCGGCTTGCTGTTGTTGCTTAGTTCGGAGGAAGATTGTTTGCTTCATCGTTACTCCTTCACTTTGACTTCAGCGGCTATGATGGCTTTCATCACTGCAATTACCGTTTTGTCCTTCCCATCCTCATGCCCCATCGCATAAGCGCCTTCTTCGCCACCTTTCCAAAAGTTGTCATTCGATTCGGGCCAGTCGATATCCAGTTCAATAGCTGCTCGCGATGCCTGCCACGTTTGCCAGTGGCCTTGAACATCGTCCATCACGTATTGACCACCAATATTACCGCTGCCAATTTCATGGTGATTTTCAGGGTAACGGATAAGGTCTGAGGATTCGCCTCCACGTCGCAACCAACTTTCTTCAAACTGCTTTCTTGATTCGTCCATCGATACTTATCCTCAGTTCAACTCACAAAACGCCACGCCATTTTTGCTACAGCGACAGGCGCAACACCGATAATCACCCACAGGAGAATGCTACCGAAAAGCACACCCACCAGGTCTTTACCTTCGCCTACCAACCGGACAAAACTTCCGACAACCGCAATGAACGTCGACACCATCCACATAGCACCGAGAATCCTCAATGCAGAGAAAATTAACTCAGCCACGATTTACTCTCCCCCAAATAAAAAGGCCTGCGATTACCAGCAGGCCTGTTATTAGCTCAGTGATGTAGATGGTCATCTTTTAACTCCATATACCGCCAATACCCGTTTCATCGCGGCACTCTGGCAACACTCCTTAAAAATCAGGTTCGTGCTCATCTTTCCTTCCCGTTCTTCCTTGGTAGCAAACCGGTAATACACCGTTCGCCAGACCTTACCTTCGATAACCAGAAGACCTGCCCGTGCCATTTTAGCCGCGGCCTGATTTATGCTGGTTACTGTTGCGCCTGTTAACGCGGCAACGTCCGGCGCACAGAAGCTATTATGCGTCCCCAGGTAATGAATAATTGCCTCTTTGCCCGTCATACACTTGCTCCTTTCAGTCCGAACTTAGCTTTAATTTCTGCGATCTTCGCCAGCGCCTGAACACGATTTAGAGGTCTGCCGCCCATGACAGGAAGTTGTTTTACTGGTTCAGGTATCGTCTCACCACGGTTAATTCGCGCTGTCATACAGGTCAGTTCATCGGCAGCCTTACGGCGTAATTCCGCATCAGTAAGCGCATTGGCCCGCATGTTCTGATACAGGTTGGTGACCAGCCAGTAGTGCGCGTTTGATTTCCACGGATAAGACTCCGCATCCGGATACAGGCCACGCTTCCGGCAATACTCGTAAACCATATCAACCAGCTCGCTGACGTTTGGCAGTCCGGCGATAACGGATGCTTCTTCCCGGCACCATGCAACAAACTGCCCGGGAGATGGCAGAAATGGTCGATTCTGCCGACGGGCTACGCGCATTCCTGCGTTAACCTGTTCCATTGTGGTGATCCCGTTTTCCCGGAAAGCCAGAACCCACTGGCGGCGGATTTCGTTCAGTTCGTTCTGGTCACGGTTAGCCAGGCTCGCCGGGAAAGTTGCCAGTAACTGGCTGAACACACCGTTGATGATCTGCGCTACCTGCTGTACCTGCGGCTTTTCGTCGTACTGTTCCGGCATGTTGTTGGCGATCCGACGCATCTGCTCACGGTCAAAATTAACCATCTGTGCGGCGATGTTTTTCATAAATCCACCCCGTAAATCCAGTCAGTGTTTGTCAGGTCGAGTTTTGGTTTTCCAGCTGTCACGCCAGCCTGTTGCTTGTTACGGTTGATTTCGAGTTGGGTCCACTTGTCGCGGAGTTTGGCCGGACTTAGCACGTTACCGGACCAGAAGTTGTCCTGGCATGCCCAGCGGAACAGCACGCACATGTCGCGGTGGTTACGTCCGTCACGTTCACGCATCAGGCGGATATCGTTAGCCCACCCTGCAAAATTCGGTTTTCTGGCTGATGGTGCGATGGTCTTCACCATGTCAAACATCCACTCTGCGGCGGTCAGGTCTTCTGCTGTTCCCCACTTGCTGCCGCTCTGAATTGCAGCATCCGGTTTAACCACAGAAAGATCGTTTTCTGGCTGGTCAGAGGATTCGCCAGAATTCTCGGACGAATAATCTTTTCTTTTTTCTTTTGTAATAGTGTCTTTTGTGTCCCCCTGTTTTGAGGGATAGCAATCTGAACCGCCCCGGGAATCCTGGAGACTAAACTTCCTGAGAAAGAGGTAAACAGGATGACTAAAAATACTCGTTTTTCCCC